GTGAGGGGCTGGATATTGAGCAAGTGCTTGATATTGGTGGCATCAATGGTGAGGAAGGCAGACGCCTGGAGAGGGTTGCCAAGGCTAAGACCATGCTGGCCAGCCCCAAGCCAGGGGAACTCAAACAGCTATGCCTATGGGCAGGTATCTTGCCAGACCCAATTGAAGGCTCAAGCCCAAGACCCCAAGCCCATTGGTTAGCCTATGTATTCAAGGCCAAGCAGTGGGTGGCCAAGAAGAGCCCAGCTACCTGGACTACAGCACAAAGGATTGAGTTCATTGAGGAGGCCAAGCCCCTGGTAGAGGCATGGGTGGAGGCAGGTGGGAGCCTATGAGGAAGCCACGCCAAGGCACCTGGGAGCCCCGCCACAAGCCTAGCCATGCATGGCCAGCCCATGGACACCAGACCCCACTTTCTGGGGTGGAGCCTGGTAGGCCAACCTGGGCAATAAATAAACGGTAGCCCCCCTGGAAATACATGGGAAATCACTTGTCCATATCAAAAACAAACAGCTAAATCTATGCATATTAAGGGCTTAAAGAAGGAAAATGCACATTCTCTTGAGTAGGCACATCACATGAAAGCACTCCATTTGATATTCTTTTGCCTAGCCTGGGAGTTTGGCTTCTTACTATATGCTCTATATCAAGAGGTTACAAAAGCCAAGAAAAGCCATGAACGACCTGTTGATTACCAAGGACTTACACAAGGAAGTAGCACTTACAAAAGCTTGGGTGTTGATACTACCCATACTTATGACTTAAAAAGTAATAGCTTCTGTAAGTTGTTGTCAATAAAAAAGATAGATAACTTTTTACAGGTCATTTTTCTGCACGGCAGGTTCCGAGCCGACGAGTCTTTGTGCGAGTTGCTTAAAAAACCATATTGTAAAAAACTGATATAAAAAGCTTTATGAATAAAGACCAAAAATTCCCAACGCTGATTCAGAAAAAAATCTCTGAACTGATTCCAGCATCATACAATCCCAGAACAATTTCTAGTGATTCCCTTGGAAGGCTCACAAAAAGTTTGCATGAGTTGGGGAATCTCCAGCCCATCACCTGGAACGCCAAGACAGGTAGAATTGTTGGAGGCCACCAAAGACTCAAATGTTATATGGCCATGGGTGTGGATGTTGTAGATGTCTGGGCAGTATGGCTGGATGAACAAAAAGAAAAAACAGCAAATATAGCTCTGAATAAATTGAGTGGAGAGTTTGACCTGCCACAACTCAAAGACCTAATTGAAGAACTGGACACTGGAGAGGTAGATTTGGACATTACTGGGTTTGGTGCCGACGAACTTGCTGACCTAATGGAGCAAGCACCACCAGAGGATGAGGACAAAAAAGCAGATGGTGAAAAATGCAAAGCCTGTGGCAGACCTTTGTGATGAATGAAGATTACCCTTCAGCAGTTAAGCTAGTTTATGATAAGACAAAAAGAGCTTTGCCAGAAATGGGGATATACTCCAGGACAGATTTCAAGAATGGTAAAAAGGGGAATGCCTCTGGATTCAGAAGCTTCAGCCATGAGATGGAGGCTGGAGAACATGAAGATGCCAAAGAAACACGCCATTCCAGTAGAGCCAAGCCAAGAAAGCAATGAACAACCAGAACCAGATGCAATATCCAATGAGGATATTTCAGCAAGCACAAGCCTGGGAAGGGTTCTTAGGGCAGAAAGAATTGAGCTATCAGCGGCCAGCAAGGTTGGAAAAGCACTTAAAACAGACAACATATTCCAAATCAAAGCCGCAATCCATGCCCACAATGAAGCCAGGAAGGGCTATGAAGATGCCAAGAGATGTCATGAAGAGGAAAAGGCTAGGCTTCGACAAACACTTTCGGCAGACGAAGTTCAAGAAACTCTTTCTAAGTTCCTCTCTCAAATCCGTTCACTACTGGATGCTATGCCATCATCAGTCGCAACCAGGGCAAACCCAAGTGACCCAGAATGCTCCAAAAAAGCAATTCAAGATGCAGTAGATCAATTGATGCTTACCATTCAGAAAACAGAAGATGAGGCATTCAAATGAATGAAAGTTTTTTATTACTATTGGTTGGCCTTGTTGTAGTGTGCATCCTTGGTTCTATTCTTGATGACATTCTAAAATGAAACGATCATCACTAAAAAGAAAGACCCCACTCAAGAGGGGTGGAAGGCTAAAGCCTGTTTCAAAGAAAAGAGCAAAGCAGAACAAGGTTTATTCTGCTGTGAGGCTTGAGTATCTTCAGCACAATCCACTATGTGAAAGGTGTGGGAAAAAGGCAGATCAAATCCACCATAAGAAGGGAAGGTTTGGAGAGAGGCTGAATGATAAAGACTTTTTCATGGCAGTTTGCATGACTTGCCACAACTGGATTCACAGCAACTCAATTGAGGCATACTCAAAAGGCTACCTGCTGTTTAGATGAATGAAGCTTGTTCCTTTCATGAAGAGCTTCTTGATTCCCAAGAAGCAATTATCAATTTCAGAATGGTGTGAGCAGAGCCTGGTTCTTTCACCAAGAATCACAAACATACCCGGCCCCTATAGCACCAATCTTACACCCTATGTGAGGGAGCCACTGGAGGCTTTTGGGAATGATTCTGTGAGAAGAATTACCCTGGTGTGGGGAGCCCAGACATCCAAGACAACCACAATTCTTGCAGGGCTTTCCTACAGGCTGGCAGTTGAACCATGCCCAGCACTTTGGGTAATGCCATCAGAAGCATTGGCCAGGTCTTTCAGTGAAACAAGGTGGCTACCAATGGTAGATGACTGCCCAATGTTGGCCAAGGAAAAGCCAGAGAATACAGATAAAATAAAGATACTCGAACAGCACTTCAGAAAGATGAGCCTTTGGTTTGTGGGCTCAAACAGCCCAGCCAATCTTTCCTCCAGGTCGGTTTCACTTTTGATGCTCGATGAGGTTGATAAGTTTAGTGATGGCACAAATTCAAAAGAAGCTGGGGCATTGCAGTTGGCAGAAGCCAGAGTTGCTACCTATCCAAACCACTTGGTTGTTTCTACCAGCACACCAACCACAGCAGATTCAATCATCTGGGCAGAGTGGCAAAAGGGAGACATGAGGTTTTTCTTTGTTCCATGCCCCCATTGCGGCCACAAACAAAAACTTATTTGGGAGAGGGTGAAGTGGGATGAAAAGGCAAAGCTGGAAGATGGTGTCTATGATTTTGGGATTGTGAAAAATTCAGCCTATTATGAATGTGAAAACTGCCAGAAGCCAATTAGAGAGGGACACAAAACAATGATGTTGAGGCAGGGTGAGTGGAGGCCAACCAACCCCAAGGGTGAGCCAGGCAGAAGATCGTATCATTTGAATGGCTTGTATCCTCCCTGGGTAACATTTGGTAGCCTGGCAGTTAAATTCTTACAGGACAAGCACAGCGGAATCATAGGGCTACAGGACTTTGTGAACAGGGTTCTGGCAGAACCATGGATGGAGCATGACCAAGAGAGGGTGGAGATTGTCCCAGGCAAATACAAACTTGGGGAAGTGAACATGGGTGAGAAACTTGTCATGGCCTGTGATATTCAAGAGGCTGGTGGTTTCCATGCCTGGTGTGTTGTGAGGGCTTGGGATTTAGATGGCAAAAGCAGATTGGTGTGGGCTGGAAGGCTTGAAACCTGGGGAGACATCAAGGCGAAGGCAGATGAGTTCAATGTTGAGCCTAAAGCAGTGTTCATTGATTCTGGTGACCAGACCCGTGATGTTTATTTGCATTGTTGCCAATGGGGCTTTATTGCCCTGGTTGGTTCAGACAGATCAAGCTTCTCAGAGATTGTGGGTGAGCAAAGGGTTCAAAGACCTTATGCCAGAATTGCAAATGGTGACCCATTCAGCGGTAAGAATGTTGGCTCCAGGGAGGGTTGGAAATGGAAGCTTTGCCCAGTTTGGAGGTGGTCAAACCCAGCAATCAAGGACATCCTAGCAAACCTTCTAAAAACAGATGGCTTCATTGCAGAGGACACACCAGAGGTTTGGAAGGTTCATATTTCCTCTGAAACAAAGGTTGAGGTTAAAAACCCAATGACAGGAAGAACCAGGAGAGTCTGGAAGCAGATAGGCAAGCATAATCACTTAATGGATTGTGAGTGTATGGCAATTGTTGGGGCGGCCTTACATAAGAGGCTGAAGATCATGCCCGCAGGCTTGACAGAGGAGATTGAACATGGCGAAGGGTGATTTTATTGGTTTGCCCATTGCTACCCTAAATTCCCTGCGTGATAAGTATATTACTTGCTTGGAGGCAATTGCGGTAGCAGGTGCAAGTTATTCAATTGCTGGAAGATCATTCAGCAGAGCAAACCTGTCTGAGGTGAGGGAGATTATTGCTGAATTGACCATTGCCATTCAGTCTGCATCTGGAACTAGAATCAGAACCACCTATGCAAAATTCGGCCCATGAAGCTTAAACAGACATTCCTTGATAAGTTTGTTTCTTTTGTAAATCCCCAGGCTGGGGTTCAAAGGCTGATGGCTAAAAAAGTCCTCACCAAGTTTGAATATGATGCAGTAAAATACACCAGAGAAAGACGCGGCCCGAGCAATCTGTCTGGTGCAGAGGACTACAGATCAAATTATGATCGTGTAGAGTTGATGAAGAGAGCAAGAGACCTAGCTGAAAACAATGGCTTGGTTCGCTCCATCTTAATGAAGTTTGCCAGCCATGTTGCCTCAAACATAACCTACCAAGCCAGGACAGAAAACCCAAAGGCCAACACTGAGATTGAGGCATACTGGAATCAGTGGTTTGATAATTGCGACCTGTCCACAAGACACACTGGCTCAACCCTTATGCAGGTGGCCACAATGTCCATGCTCCGTGATGGTGACTTCTTATTTGTATTGGTTCGAGACAAGAATGGAGACCTAAGGCTCCAGGGTATTGAATCTGATAGGCTTGGTGACCCATACAAAACTTATACAAGCCTTGAACTTATTGGTGGCATTCATATTGATAGGGGAACTGGGGCTCCAACTGCTTATGATATTTATAATCGTAGCATTGGTGATTTCTACAGCTACCAAGTAACAATCCCTGCTGGCCAAGCATTTCACTATTTTGACCCACTTCGGATTGACCAATACAGGGGAGTCTCTGCATTTCACACTGCAATCAATGATGCCACAGATATTTATGACATTGTGAACTTTGAGAAACTGGCCGCCAAGGTTGCCAGTTCACAGAGTGCAGTTGTGAAGAGGTCAAACAATAATGCCTCAGACCTTAGTGCCTTAACAACTGAGGAAAACTTTGATAATCAACAGATTAAGCTTGAATCAATGGAGTCTGGCAAGGTCAGCTATTTGGAGCCAGGAGAGGATATTATTTTCCCAGACGGGCCAAGCAGACCAAGTGGAGCATTTGCAGAGTTTCATAAAATTTTGTTGAGAAATATTTGCATGGGACTTGGAATCCCTTACAGCTTTGCAGTCGATCCTTCAGCCATGTCCGGCCCAACAGCTAGGCTTGAAATGCAACAGGCTGGAAGAACATTCAAGAGATACCAAGGGCTTCTTGATGATAAGGTTCTAAAGCCAATCAAGAACATTGTTATTGCTGATGCAGTTGCCAGGGGAATCATCAGTGGCAATGGGGCAACAACCACCAAGGGGTTTTTCAACTTTGGAGCTAATGTGTCCATCGACTTGGGACGGGAGTCGGCTTCAGCTATTGCAGAGTTCAAAGCCGGACTAAGAACTGCTTCAGATATTTACTCCGAAAGGGGTATGGATGTTGAAGCGGCTTTTAGGGCAAGAGCCATTGAGACCAAGATGATTCAAGACCTGGCCAAGGAATATGGAGTTCCAGCCCAGGCAGTTTCTGAAATTCTTTTGCCCACAGGCCAGCCAGCACAGGCAGGGCAACCAGGACAAACAACCCAAGACGGCCAGCAGGTGGAAGGCCAGGAAGATGTTATTGGCCAGAGTCTCAATGGAGCCCAGGTTGCTTCTCTTATCAATGTTATCAATGCAGTGGCGGCTGGTGCATTGTCCAAGGAGGGTGCAGTTTCAGTTATTACAGCCGCTTTCCCAACCATTTCAAGGGAACAGGCCATTGGCATTGTTGCTGGTGTGCAGTCTGGAAAAATCATTCCAACTACAGAAAAAGAAAAGCAAGCCGCCCAAGATGGACAACAGGATGAAGGCCAGGGCGGGGCTCCAGTTCCAGCAACACCCAAAGCCCCAGTTGCACCCACAGGCTTGGAAGAATTGAAATGCCCAGCACCAACTCAAGACATAAAGCTTAATTTAGAAAACAGGCAAACAGCAGTTGATAAAGCTAACTACGGGCCAGCCAATCCTAATGAACCTAATGATAGCTACTGGAAAGCCAAGGCAAATGAGTTCCAGGGTGATATTGCAACAGCAAAGAAAATGCTCTGTGGAAATTGCGCCGCATTTAATCAGACCAGCAAGCTACTTGGTTGCATTAAAAATGGAATTGGTGAAGATGCCAATGAAGTAGCACTTGGTGGAGACCTTGGATATTGTGAAATTTTTGACTTCAAATGTGCGGCCAAAAGAACTTGTGATGCATGGATTGTTGGCGGGCCGCTTACAGATAAAAAAAAAGAAACTCAGCAAGCACTATCTAGCCTAAACAAGCAAGAACTTAAAATGCTCATTGCTGGGATGATGGGTGGCATTGAGTTGGGCAAGTATGATGGGATTGATTTTACCCCACCAGAAGGAGCCAGGGAAGCCGCTAAAAGGGCTTTGGATGTAAGGGAAGAGAAGCCAGCCAGCCAAAAGGGAATGACGCCTGTGGGCATTGCCAGGGCTAGGGATTTGATCAATGGGGTTAAGTTCTCTCCAGACACCGTCCGCAGAATGAAGGCATTCTTTGATCGCCATGAGGTCGATAAGAAGGGTGAGACCTGGGATGAGCAGGGTAAGGGCTGGCAAGCCTGGAATGGATGGGGTGGAGATGCTGGCTATTCCTGGGCAAAGAAAGTTGTTGGCCAGATGGAGTCAAGAGACAAGAACCTGTCAGAATGCAAAGAGGAAACAGCCCTTGCCAGTTCTGATGGAGAATTGAATCCATGTGGTATGAAAGATGATGGAACCTTTGACGATGAAAATAGCTGTTCATCTGGCTATGGAAGGCCAAAGCTTGTTGGTGGATACACACCCAAACGACCAGGTGGGAAAATTCCAAAACAAACACCAAAGCCACAGCCAAAGCCCCAGCCCCCAACCCAGCCCAGACCAAATCTTCCAAAACCACCACCGCCACCAAAGGGAGTAACACCAGATAAAAAAACTCCAGAAGAACAGGAAAGAAGTAGGATTGAGGAAAAGATGCGGAAGCCTGGAGTTAAATTTGTAATACTTCCCAAGAACATGAAGAACACCCAGCACATTGAAAAATCATTTGATAACATTATGGCAAAGGGATATGAAATACCCCCACCATATATGATTACAACAGAAAGACTTACTGGAAGATGGTCAAGGGCTTATGCTATTTCAAGCAACAGCGAGGATAGAAGCTATCAAGCGATTACATTCAACAGCAAGTATTTTGAGAGTGACAAATACTTGCAAATGAAAGAGCAGGGCGTAAATGATAAATGGAGTAGTGCTGTTGATACTTTTGGCCATGAATATGGCCATGCTCTCCATGCAAAAGATGTTTCTTATGAACAATGGCGCATATGGAAAAGGGGAAAATTCGGAACTGGAAAAATTGGTGCAATGAAGAAATCTATTGCAAAACAGGTAAGCGACTATGCAATGAAAAATCCACAAGAATTTGTTGCTGAAACTTTTGCTGGTAATCTGAATGGAAAGAAGTATAGCAAGGAAGTGTATGCAATGTATAAGGAATATAGGGGGCCGACATTAAAATGATTATTCCAAAGCAATTCTTTACAGAGAAAAACTTTGAGGAGGCTTTCGATCAATACACGGAAGCCCTGTATGGTAGGGGTGCTGATGCCGTAAAGCTTGAGAGACCAGGGGCAAAGTCTGCCTCTCAGACCCCAGCTCCACCAAAGGAAAGAATCAAGGGTTCTGAGCAGAACAAACCTGGTTCAGCGTCCACAAAAAGCACTGGTGGCAAGATTGAGATTGGTGATGGGGCAGAAGAATCAATCAAGAACAAGCTGAAGGAATGGAAAGACAAAAATCCAAACAAGAAAGCCCCAAGCCTTGGAACTCTTAAAAAGGTATTCAGAAGGGGTGCTGGAGCCTACTCAACAAGCTTTAGGCCAACCATTGGTGGTGGAAAGCCAAACTCTAGGAATGCATGGGCATTGGCCAGAGTAAACAAGTTCCTTGTTATGGCTGGTGGTGGTAAAGTAAAAGAAGCATACAGAAAAGCAGACGGCGACCTGCTTTGACATAAGGTGGACTTTTATGCCCATGCCTTTACCTACTGGTGATGAGTCCGAACAGGATTTTGTTTCAAGATTCATGGGAGACGAAGAAGCTATAAGCAAGTTCCCAGATGAGACCCAAAGGGCGGCCGTGGCCTACAGCACTTACAGGGATGAAGAGGAAATGGAATGTGGGGAAGATTGTGAGTGCCAAGAATGTGAAATGGAGTCCAATGACTTTGGCGGGGTAAGCATTCTTGAGATTGGTGAGGCCAAAGGGCATGACTTGTTTGTGGATAAGGTAAGCCTGGAGAAGGCCATGGAGATCATGAACAAGGCTCCTAATGGGGTTAAGGTTAAGATGAACCACGGATCTGGATTAGATGCAGTCGTCGGCTTTGCAAAGAATGCCAGGATTGATGGCAATAAACTGGTTGCAGACTTAAGGCTCTTGAAGAACAGCCAGCACTATGGATTGATTAAGGAGATGGCAGATGAGGCTCCAGACCAGTTTGGAATCTCACTGGCATTTGTGAATGAGAGTGAATCCATCAATGGCAAAGAATATATCAGACCCCAGAGCATTGCCTCTGCCGACCTGGTTTCTAGCCCAGCGGCAACCAATGGACTTTTTGAAGAGGTTGTAAAATTTATGCAAAAATTCGGCTATATGGCCGGAGGTAAGCCAATCCCCGTCGATCTGCCCAATGCAGTTGTTGAAGGTGATGGTTTGACAAAAGAAGGAGAAACAATGGAAAACAATTATTCGAAAGATATCGAGGATATCAAGGTTCGCCTGGCGGCCATTGAAGATTCGATGAAACCAAAAAATGAAAAGATGGCTGAAGTGCCTGTGGATGAGCAAGCTGTTGTCGAAGATAAGGCAGTTGCAGAGGGCGCAAAAGCTGAAGGTGAATCTGTTGAAGAGGAAAAGCAAGAAGAGGCAATGAGTGAAGTGGTGAAGAAAGTTCTTACCCAATTTGGCATCAAGCCCATTCCTGCGTCTCCTGCTGTTGAGGTTGCCCTTGAAAAGAAAGAGGAGCCCAAGAACTTTGAAGAGCTTGTTTCTGGTCATTCGGAATACAAGACTTCGAAGCTGAAGGCCATGAAGGCCGTCATGCTTTCCAACCCAAAAGAATATGCTGAGGCTCTTAGCCGCGGCATTAAGAACATCTAACAAAAGGATAAATAGAAATGAGCACGCAAATTGATAATGGGTATCGGACTTTCTCAACATCGTCCGCTATCTCTGCTTATCGCATGGTTCAGCCTTCTACAACCACTGCTGGTGGTGTTGATGTGGCTGTTACTGGTGCGAGCAAAGCAATTGGTTCAACCCTTGAAGATGTAGCGGCTGGCGGTTATGTGACCGTGAAGCTGTTCCATCCTACCTTCTTCGCAACCGTGAGTGGCGTGGCCGCTGTGGGTGATGTGATGAAATTCGATTCCGCTGGCCAGGTTACCACTCTGGCGGCAAACCTTGTTACTGCTGGAATCGCCTTGGAAGCCGCTACTGCGACTTCTGCTGTGATTGAAATTGCAGTGCCAATGTTCTAACCCATAACCAAGAAAGAATAATAATACAATGAGTTTTATTTCTGGTGGCACAACCATTAGGGCCGATATCAACCAGGCGTTGATTGAGGCTCCCAACACCGAGACTGGCTTGATCGGAGCAGAGGTTCTTCCTTTGCTTCCCGTCCCTGC